TAAAGAAAAGAGTTTATGGTGATATGTATAAGATGGGGATTATTGACCCAATGAAGGTAACCAAGAGCGCGCTTCAAAATGCAGTGTCGGTTGCTATTACTATTTTATCTACTAATGCTATAGTTACCATGGCAAGAAGTTATGAGCAAAAATAACGAAATGCAAAAGGAGTGGATGTCCTTGATAAAATACTATGGAATATTACCCATAAGCATTTACTTTAAGGATTATGAAACTTATAAGATGATAAGAGAGGATGTTAGTTATAAGGAGTTATTTAATGAAATAGCTTTTTTAGAAAGTGAACTTTAATTATGACAACAAGCAATATACTGCTAAATAACTATTATATTTGTTTTAACAAGCAATATACTGCCTGTGAAATCCAATTGTTATTTAAACGATGAACTGGCAGGAAATAATTACTGTAATTATTGTGTGGGAAATATTAAAAAATATATTTAAAACTATATAACATGAATGATTTTATATATTGGCAATTTCATAAATTAATAGACGATGAGACCTGTAAACGTATTTTAGATTTAGGAGCAAATAAATTTAAAGACGCAGAAGTCGCTAATAATGTTATTGATAAAGATATTAGAGACTCTTCTGTTGTTTGGATAAACGAACAATGGTTATATGATTTAGTCTTTTCTTATATGCATTCAGCTAATTCAGCCTCTGGTTGGAATATAGATGTTGATGCCGCAGAATGTATGCAGCTAACTAAATATAAAAAAAAGGGGTTTTATGGATATCATAAAGACGCTTCAGGATTTCGGGCTTATAATGACCCTAGCAACAAATTTTTACATAATAAAACAAGAAAGCTATCAATGACAGCCCTACTTAATGATGAATTTGAAGGAGGGGAGTTGGAATTTTATGACACACCTGCGCTACAAATGAATAAGGGGGATGTTGTTTTTTTTCCTTCTTTTGAATATCATAGAGTAAAACCTATTTCAAAAGGCGTACGTCACTCTTTAGTAACTTGGTTCGTAGGACCTACATACAAATAATATGAAACCAATAGGAATAAACATTGTAATCAAAACCATTGAGGAAGAAATTAAAACCTCATCAGGATTATTGTTATCTTCAGAAGATGCTAACCAGCTAAGATACAAAAAAGGAAAAGTAGTAAAACCAGGGACAGATGTTACTGTGATATCAGAAGGGGATGAAATATATTATGATAAGAGAGCTGGATATACCATGCTTATCAATAATGAACCTTATACGATTATTTCTCAGAACGATGTCGTTGTTGTTTTATAAACTCGTTCATCTCTATTATCATGTTGCGATACACTTTATCGGAGTATGATACATTTTTAGCAAACATAGGATTTGAAGTTTGAGAGGTGGGTATCTCTTTGCCCTCTAGCTTATCATATATAGATTTTATTACTCGTTTAGTTTTATAAGACAGACAGTAGACGGCTTTTCTCCCTCTATGTCCTTTACGGAAAACTTCTATCCACCCCTCTTGCCTTAACTTTTCAAATCTATTTTTATTCCATCCCAATAGATTATTGAAGTCTTGGAATCTTCCTTTGTCAAAATATTGCTCCGACCTTAAAAAAAGTAGCATATCTAGCTCTTGAGCGTTCAGACCATACTTAGCTTTTATAAAGTATCGAACTACTCTCCAGTACTTTAGGTAATCAGATTTCATTGAATTTAATTTAGTAAATTTGTACAAAGATATTTATAAAATACCTATGGAAAAAAATACACACAAAGAAATAAGACACTACGCAGGAGCGGCAGGAATTTTTTTAGTTGTAGTTGGACTGTTATTGTTTCTGTCTTTTAATCAAATACCATCTGACAACAAGGATTTGTTTGTTAGTATCGTAGGGGTTATATCAGGTTCATTGTCAGTAATTTTATTTACTATTATTGGTCGTAACCCAAACGAAGTTCAGGAGCTTAAAAGCGCAAATGAAAAACTTGAAGGTCAAGTTACTCAACTCATCCAACAAAAAGATGAGCTTGAAGGAATGTTAATTGAAATGCAAAAAGAGATAGTAGACAAACTTTCTATCGCTGGAGTGTATTTTGAATTAAAAGATAAAAAACAATAAAATGGCAAAGAAAAACATAGACCCTAGTACATTTGTTTTTAGAGACACTACAGTAGAGAAGTTTCTAAAAAATATGGATGCTAAAAACAAACCAGGGAAGAAAAGAAAAAAACCTTTTGAAGGTCCTATGGGGACTGGATTTAAAACAAAGAAACCTAAAACAACAGCTTAATTATGCCTACAGTAGGAAAGAAAAAATTTGCTTACACCAAAAAAGGTAAAGCAGCAGCAAAAAGTTACGCGAAGAAAACTGGCAAAAAAGTAAAGTCTAAGTATTAATGGCTAAGTCAGGAAGAACGAAGAAGAAAGGTAACAAGATATGTCCAGCAGGAATCGCCTGGGCAAAGCGCACCTTTGATAAATATCCGTCTGCTTATGCAAACATGGCGGCAAGTAAATATTGTAAAGACCCTAACTATGGTAAAAAATAAAATGGATTATAACGGCATAGGCTTTTCAAATAAAAATATTGACAAGCTAACCAAGAAGCAAAAGTATATCGCTAAACAATCTGGCAACCCTAATAAGATTGAGAGTTCTGATTTTAAAGCTCTGAGAAAAAAATAATGGGAGAAGAAATAAAGCGACTAGAAGAATTAAAAGAAAATACATCGGATTTTGGAGAGCAAATGGAAATAGCAGACAAGATTCATAATATTAAAATGAAAATGAACGGCACAAGACCGTCAGACTCTTTTATAGAGTGTGTAGGTTGCGGTTCTTGATTTTAGAAAATGGGAGAATTAAAAAAATGGCGTGACCAGAAATGGGTTCGTATAGGAACGGATGGAAAGATAAAGGGTGCTTGCGGTACGAGCAAGAACAAAAAAAATCCAGACCGATGTCTTCCTTTAGCTAAAGCAAAAAGATTAAGCAAGCGTGCGCTTGCTGCTACAGCCAGAAAGAAAAAAGCTTCTGGCGGTAAAAAACAATTTGTAAGTAATACTCAAACAGTTAAAAAAGCATGAGCACAACCTAATGGCAAACAAAAGCAAAATGAAATGTAACCGAGTGGTTGCATCGGACAGAGCTGGTAAAAAGAAAATGGTAAAAGCTTGCGAAGGTGGCAAGGAGAAGCTTATTCACTTTGGAGCAAAAGGCTATGGTCACAACTATTCTTCTGCTGCTCGTAAATCTTTTAGAGCAAGACACAAGTGTAGTTCGGCAAAATCAAAAATGTCTGCACGCTACTGGGCTTGTAAAAAATTATGGGCAGGAGCAGGCGGTTCTACCAAGAGTTCACCAAAAAGTAGGCAAGGAAAATATTAGTATATTTGTAGAATAAAATTTTAAGGATGAAAAATCAAGGTTATAATTCAAGACTAGACGAATCTTTAGGAGCTCGCAACGGAAAAAAATCTCAATCTATGAAAGATAGAAGAGACGAAAGCAAGGCCATGTCAAAAAAAATGTATGGTCATGCATACGGAGCTGACAAAGGGATGGAGTATAGGAGTGATAATTTACATTACAAAACCCATAATCACTTAAAATAATATGAGAAAATTAGCAGCGTGGCTTGTAAAGGCCGCTAATTGGATTAGCGATTTTTGGAATCAATGTAAGTGTTACTGGAATAAAGGATTATTATTTATTTCATTCAAAACAAAAAAATGTGATAACAAATTATGTACTTGTAAAAAATGAAATCAAAAGGTCTCGGAGATACGATACATAAATTTACTAAAGCCACAGGCATAAAGCGCGTGGTAGATACAGTTGCAAAAGCAACGAATACCGATTGCGGATGCGATGGTCGCCGCGATTCTTTAAACAGATTAATACCATATAAAGATTAAAAATGGCATATCAAAAGTTACAAGCAGGAAGAGCAGCATCGGTAACTCCAAGCGATACAGCAAGCATACCTAGTGTTTCGGGAGGAACAAACAATGGTTGTGTTTTATATGTTGGCAGCGCTGGAAATTTAAGAGTTCAGACAGTTGGAGGAGATGACGTTACGTTTAACAATATTAATACTGGAGCATTTATTCCTGTACAAATTGTAAAGGTATATGCTACGGGAACTACCGCAAGTAATATACTTGCATTGTGGTAAAATATAAGCGATGGGATTAGTAAATTGGATAGCAATATCGATAACATCAAACCTGATTTCACAGGCCCCTCCTATCGGAAGCACAGATATAATAAGCGAAATAGGAGTGCAAATGATTAGTGAAGATGCATCGGCACAAGATTTAATAACAGAAGGACAGTAAAATGGCAATAAAATTTTCAGAATTTAACGTAGGCGCAACAACATCTGATATAGATTATTTAGTTGGTTACAAAAACACAGACAATGTTCAAATCCCAGTAGGGCTAGTAGGTACTGACACTACTTATACAGTTAGTACTGCACAAGCTGGAGCTAATGAAACAATCACATTAACAGGAAGTGATTCATCTACGGATTTAATTACAATTACTGCTGGTAATGATATCAGCTTAACCGATGATGGAGCAGGGAATGGATTTACAATTGCTTCTACAGTTGTAGGAGATACTTACACTATTGGAACTTCTACGAATGGTTCAAGTGTAGATGTAAATCTTGATGCGGCAGCGGGAGCGGATACTAATATAACATTAACTCCAGGTACAGGTCTTTCAATAACACAGGCTGCGGATGTAGTTACTTTAACTAACACAGCTCCTGGAGATACATATACGTTAGGAGCTGGAGCAAAAGCAGGTTCTAGTGTCCCTTTAAATTTAGATGCTGCTACAGGAACTGATTCAGTGGTAAATCTAACAGAGGGAACAGGAATAACACTTACTCAAACTTCTGCAACGGAAATTACAATAGAAGGTTCGGCTGGAACGACAGTCATCAAAGACCAGTTTACAGGAAACAATTCTGCGACTGCTTTTACATTGTCTACTTCTGTAAGCTCAGCTGACAATCTAAACATATTTATAAGTGGGGTGTATCAAAACTCTGTTGATTCTGGAGGTACGGCAAACTATAGTGTGTCTGGAACAACGCTTACTTTTGTAACGCCACCTCCAACGACATCAACAAACGGAATTGAAGTAGTAATAACACAGTAATAAATGGCAACAACAAAAGTCCCTAACAACTTAATAGATTTGAGCGGAGACTCTGGAGCTTTGCCATGGGCCGCTGGAACTACTGCTCAAAGACCTGCTTCTCCAAATTCTGGAGATTTTAGGTATAATACAGATTTGAATAAGTTTGAATTTTATAACGGTACAGATTGGAGGTTGATTGTACCCATAGCTTTTATGGATTTTTTATTAGTTGCCGGCGGTGGCGGTAGCTCAAATGGAGCTGGAGGAGCTGGAGGTTTATTAACTTCTTATGGCTCAGTTTCAGGCGGTGGCGGACCTGTTTTAAGTCCATTTTCCGGAGCAGGGGAAACTTATGTAATTACAATAGGTGCAGGTGGAAATTACAGTAGCGATTATCATTATGCTCCTGGAATGGGGGGTGATTCATCAATCGTATCAAGCAACCCTTCTACTAATCTATATGCAGATGGAGGTGGTAGAGGTGGTTCTGCCTTAAATATATACACACCTGGTACTACTGCGACCGGTTTACCTGGAGGTTCAGGAGGTGGAGGAGGACTTGTCCCCAGTACCAACCCTGGGTATGTTGGAGGTGCAGGAACAGGAACAACTAACCAAGGTTATCCTGGCGGGCAAAGTAGAGGTGAACCTTATCCTTCAAGAGTTGTATTTGGTTCTGGTGGAGGAGCTGGAGGCGCAGGTATAGGAGGATATAGTCCTACTGGCTATCAGACAATTTCAGGTGGCTTAGGTTTAGCTGTAGATATTTTAAACTCTACTAATGCAGCAACTTATTCAGTTGGAGACGTAAGTGGGACTGATGTTTATTATGCTAGTGGAGGCGCTGCAATTTGGATTAGTGGTAGCACTTGGAGTGGAGCACCAAATCCTCTTTATGGCCCTGTAAGTCCTGGCGGTGGAGGTTCTTATAGCGCCGGAGCTGCCAATACAGGTGGCGGTGGCGCAAGGTCGTATAATGGTGGTTCTGGAGTTTGTATTTTAAGAATGACCACAGACAGCTATACTGGAGTAACAACTGGCAATCCATCTGTAGTAACAGAGGGTGACGATACAATTTTAATTTACACCGGCAGCGGTTCTTATACAGCTTAGATATGGCAACAACTAAAATAGGAGGAGGAGTAGTAGATTTAAACTCAGACAATTCAGCATTTCAAATGCCATCGGGTTCATCCTCGTATACAGGAACTGCTGTAACTGGAATGATTAGAAATAATACTTCTATATCAAATGTAGATGCTATTAGTGTGTTTGAATATTATAATGGGACTGAGTGGGTTCCAATGAGCACTAATGGTTTACCAAAAATTAACTTTCTAGTTATTGCCGGCGGCGGTGGCGGCGGAACTAAAAGAGGCGGTGGCGGTGGAGCTGGAGGATATAGAACTTCTATTGGACAATCTGGTGGCGGCGGCCCAGCAGAATTAAATATAGTGGCAATTTCAGGAACGGTTTACACAATAACGGTTGGAGCAGGCGGTGGCGGTAATGCCTATGGAACAGATTCCGTATTTGGAACTATAACTTCTGTCGGCGGCGGTAAAGGTGGGAAAAAACCCCCCGGTAATGGTTATCCTGGAGGTTCAGGAGGTGGTGCATCTAATCAATACCAAGGCGGTGGTTCAGGAACTGCTAATCAAGGTTATCCTGGAGGTAATGGACAAGCTTCAAATTATTACGTTGGTACTGGTGGAGGTGGCTCTGGAGCGGCTGGTGCGACCAATAACCAGAATGCTTCTGGAGCAGCTGGAGATGGAGTTTCATCTTCTATAACTGGAGCCGCAGTACTCAGAGCCGGCGGTGGCGGTGGAGCTGGTTTCCCTGCAAGTGCTGGAAAAGCCGGCGGAGGAAATGGCGGAGGAAATAATTCCGCTCCCGGAACTTCAGCGACTGCAAATAGTGGTTCAGGCGGTGGAGGTGGCGGCTTTAATGCAGGCGCTGGAGCAGGTGGTTCTGGAGTAGTAATACTAAGAATGGACACATCTACATATTCAGGCACAACAACAGGTTCGCCTACAGTCAGTACAGACGGTAGCGATACAATATTAATATATAACGGTAGCGGTAGTTATACGGCTTAAATAATTAAATTATGGCACATTTTGCAAAATTAGATTCAAACAATGTAGTACAGCAAGTCATTGTTTTAAATAATTCTGTATTATTAGATTCAGAAGGAAATGAAAGCGAGCAACTTGGTATTGACTTTTGTAAGAGTTTGTATGGACAAGACACAACTTGGTTACAAACTTCTTATAACGGAAATATGAGAGCGCGTTACGCTGGAGTTGGGATGAGTTATGACGCATTAAATAATGTTTTTATACCTGAACAACCTTTTCCATCTTGGACTTTAAATGAAACTACTTGGGATTGGGATTCTCCAGTTCCATATCCAACTGTTGAAGAAGGTTCTACAGATATTTATACATGGAATGAAGAGGCTCAAACTTGGGATTTAGTAGTAATAGAAGAAGAAGAATAAAAAACAAAATATGGCTACCACCAATATATCAAGTACAGACTTTTTAGCTTTTAATGATAATACCGGAGCTATTCAGTTGACATCTGGCACAACAGCCGAAAGACCTGGGTCTCCTTCTAATGGAGAGATGAGATACAACACTACTGATAATAAAGTAGAGTATTATGATGGAGCTAATTGGATTCAGGTTGCAGATTCACCAGTTCCTATTTCACTTTCAGCTGACTTTCTTGTAGTAGCAGGTGGCGGTGGCTCGGCCGGTATGTCTACTTATGATGGAGGAACCGGTGGTGCTGGGGCTGGAGGTTTAAGGACTTCTTACGGCTCTAACTCAGGAGGTGGCTCAATCGCTGAAAGTAGTTTATCACTTACAACAGGTAGAGATTATATTGTTACAATTGGAGCTGGAGGAGCAGCAACTGGTTCAAGAACAGATGATAGAAGTTCAGGTACAGGCTCTAATTCTGTTTTTTCAACTATTACCTCTGATGGCGGTGGCTATGGCGGTGGAGTGAATGCTGCTAGAAATGCACAAACTGGTGGAGCAGGAGGTTCTGGTGGCGGTGGCGGTACTAGAAATCAATCATCAAATGGTGGCGCAGGAACTGCTAATCAAGGATATGATGGCGGGGCATCTACAGGAAGTTATACAGGACCTGGAGGTGGAGGAGCTGGAGCAGTAGGTGCTGGTAACAACAACAATGATGCTGTAGGCGCTCAAGGAGGTGATGGACTTGTAGTTCTTATAGCACCATTTTCTTTGGCAGTAACCACGGCAAATGTAGGTCAAGGTGTAGGGGGAACAAATGTTTGGTACTCAGGTGGAGGAGCAGGGTCTCCTTATAGTTCTCCATATACAGCTGCGCCTACAAGTTACGGAGGTGGCGGACAATATACAACGGGTTCTGGAACGCCGGGTACGGCAAATACTGGCGGTGGTGCTGGTGGTACAGCAAGGGCAGGGGGAACCAGCGGTGGGTCTGGTGGGTCTGGTGTTGTCATAGTAAGATACCCAAATACAAGAACAATGACAGTTGGAGCGGGTTTAACAGTAGTACACGGAACAGATGGCTCGGATAAAATAGCTATTTTTAAATCTGGTTCAGATAATATAAGTTTTAGTTAATATGGCACACTACACAATTTTAAATTTAAATAATATAGTGACTCAGGTTATTACTGGCAAAGACGAAGGCGGTGATGTAGATTGGGAGGTTTACTATGGTAATCTTCATAATCAAACTTGCAAAAGAACTTCTTACAATACAATAGGTGGAGTTCATGTAAATGGAGGAACGTCATTTAGAAAAAACTATGCTGGTATAGGATATACATACGATGAAACTCGTGATGCGTTTATACCGCCAAAGCCATATGATAGCTGGACACTAAACGAGACTAGCTGCTTATGGGAAGCTCCTACGGCTTATCCAGATGATGAGCAACAGTACATCTGGAATGAAGAAACAACAAGTTGGGATTTAATAACAGAATAATGAATATTAACGATATAAAAATATTAAGTTTAAATAGTTTAGCTTTAGGAATTTCTATGACTCATATAGACGTAATACTAAAAATTTTATTACTTTTAGTATCAATTGGATACACAGTCCATAAATGGTACTTAATGCATGGAAAGAATAAGTGAACATATATCGTATAAAGAAGGTATTAAATCTAATACCGCAACTCGTTTAGGAATTAAAAACACACCTGATGATTACCAAATTACTAATATGGTAAACATTAGCGTTAATGTTTTCGAGCCTCTTAGAAAATATGTAGGTGGCCCTATAAGAATCAGCAGTTTTTACAGATGCGAAGAATTGAACCGAGCTATCGGTGGAAGTTCACGCTCGCAACATTGTGAGGGTCGAGCGATTGACCTAGATGATACACTTGGTCATAAAACAAATGCTGAGATGTACCAATACATAAAAGATAATTTAAGCTTTGACCAACTCATATGGGAGTTTGGTGACGACACTAATCCAGATTGGATTCATGTAAGCTATGTCCACCCAGATGAAAACAGAAAGCGCTGCCTAAGAGCAGAGCGAA